AACCCAATGACCGGCAAGCCCCTAGGAGGCAACGTTGAAGCGAGACTTAAATCCATTGGCCATAGTTTCACGATGGGCCACCAACAGACGCTCGCCTACGGACTTAGATTCGTCGCTGGCAAAAGCCAACATGGCCTTGTTGCGGGCGCATGCTACCTCCATGATGAAGACTATAAAGGACCGCAAGGGAACGCCCACTGGCGAGGAATAATCGTTAAGCACGAGGTACGTGACGGTAGTTACGACCCAATGTTTGTATCGCTTGACTACCTATGCCGACGTTACGAGAAGATGCCACTGGTGCAATTCATGAAGAAGAAGTACCCCAATGTGGAGTATTCTTTCTAATGATGTGGTCCTGGATACTGGCTGTAGTTGGTTCTTTTGGTCTGTTCACCGTAGGTAGCAAATTACGCTGGGGTTGGTTTGTTCTTATCTGCAACGAGTTTTTGTGGATAATTTACGCCTTACAGTCTAAACAATACGGTTTTATTCTGTACAGTTTTTTGTACGTCGCTATGTACATACGTGCTATGTTTAAGTGGGATGACAATGATTAGCGTATTCACGCCCAGCCACGACCCTAAGTATTTAGATCAATGCTACCGTTCTCTAAACGAGCAGACTAATACTAATTGGGAGTGGATTGTTCTGCTTAACGGCGACGCCGAATGGGAACCACCTAAAGACGCACGTGTTGTTGTCTACTGGTCTGTTCTTACTGGCGTTGGCGCTTTGAAACGTGAAGCCGTATCATACTGTACAGGTGACATCCTCCTGGAACTAGACCACGATGACATACTTTTACCAACGGCGCTTATGGACGTGGAGTACGTATTTGACAACATGCCTGACGTAGGCTTTGTCTACTCTGACACCGCTCAGATTCTTGAGGACGGGAGCCCAGACGATTCTGAGTTTGACCGTGCCCATGGCTGGAAGTACTACCACGAAGACGGGTACAAGGGTGCTCTTTCATTTGAGCCATACCCCCACAACATGTCTTACATTTGGTACGCCCCTAACCACCTAAGAGCCTTCAGGAGTGCCCTATACGGCCAAATAGACGGGTATAACGCCAATCTAGCGGTACTGGACGACCAAGACATAATGGCCCAGTTTTACCAGATAACCAAGTTCTATCACATTCCAGAGATTCTGTACCTCCAACGTGTACATCCAGACAACACTCAAACTGTACGTAACGCCGAGATTCAGACTGGAACTGTTGAGTTGTATCACCAAACGATTGAACGCAACTCTTTGGCTTGGGCTGACCGTGAGGGTCTATTGGCACTTGACCTAGGTGCACACCACAACAAAGCAGAAGGATTCCTTGGTGTTGATCTTCGTCCAGGGGAAGGCGTTGACTACGTAGGTAACATCTTTGACATGGACATTGCTGATAACAGTGTTGGTGTTATTCGAGCACACGATTTTATGGAGCACGTTGAAAACAAGGTGGCGTTCATGGAGTGGTGCTACGACAAATTGGCACACGGTGGCATGCTTTTATCTATGACCCCAAGTAGTGACGGACGTGGTGCGTACCAAGACCCGACACACATTGCGTTCTGGAACGAGAATTCGTTCTGGTATCACACCGACAAGACATATTCAGATTTTATTGACGGACGTGTACGTTTTCAGGTGTCATGCCTACGCAGTTTTTTCCCTAGCAAATGGCACCACGACAACCACATTCCCTACGTTCAGGCCAACCTTATTGCGGTCAAGTCTGATACCCATGACTTTGGTGGTCATTTAAACATTTGACAACACCCCCCTGAGTGTGTATTGTTGATACCACTCTCGGAAGGAGTGTAATGAATCAAAACAATAACCCTATGTTGACCAGTGCCCTCGTTGAGGAACTGCACATAAAATCACAAGTACCAAAGCCAACGGCTCGCAATACACCATTACGGTATTCATCTGCACACGCATGTGGACGCCAGCAGGGGTATGCGGCTTTTGACGCTGAGGCTACAGAACCAATGGACGAATCAGGTGCATGGGTAACTGGACTTGGGACCATCATCCACGAAGCATTGCAAGATGCAATTGGACGACGTTTCCCTTCAGCCCAGTTCGAAGTTACTTCCCAGATAGGAGATTTCCTATCAGGCTCATGTGATGCCCTTATCTCCACTCATGACGTAGGTAGCAACTACGGTGGCACACACGTGCTCTATGAATTGAAGACAATGGGTACTTGGGCGTTTGACTCACAGGTTGGTTGGGCACGTATGCGTGGCACCTTCTCTAAGGAAGGCCCTAAGGGTCCTGCTAAGAAGGCCATCACACAGGCTGGCATGAACGCTCTGGGCATCGAATCAGAGAACAAGGAAATCCGTATAGAAACCATCATTATGGGCTCTATTGGCTTTGAAGCATTGTCTAAGCAGAAGGCTAAGACGATGGGCATCGAAGGCGTTAACCGTTTCCTCGCTGAGTTTGAAGTACCACGTGAGGTATGGGAAGACATGGCTCTATGGGAGATTAACCGCATGTCTAATCTTGACTACGACATAAAGAATGGCTACTTGCCTGACCGTATTGCAATAGACGACTATGCAAATGAGGTTATGCTTAATCCTGAGGGCAGTGCATGGCAGTGCGAGTATTGTGCGTTCCGTTCCATCTGTCAAGATGACGGTAGCGGACAAGTATTAGTAACACAAAGTGTATTACAAAAGAGAGAGGAAGAATAATGTCAACACCAACAGTTACGCTTACAGGGTACGACACAGTACTTACTATGTTTGCGGATCAATTAGATGGGGACCAATTTGCCATTGTATTAAAAGACGATAGTGGAGACTCTGTCCACCTAGCCTTTACAAAGAATTACGAAGCAGTGCTTGACGTTATGGATACGTTCATTACGTCCTTCGCTGTTCTCGGCTATGATTTTACTACTAAGTTCTAAGGAGAACACATGCAATCAAACGAAATAAACGAATTAGCACAGGCATTGGTATCAGCACAGGCTGAGTTCAGTGCAGTACCAAAGGGGTCTACTAACCCGTTCTTCAAGAGTAAGTATGCGGCTTTGCCTGACGTTGTACAAAGCGCCAGCCCAGTACTAGCAAAGCATGGTCTTGCTATCAGTCAGTTTATTACTCATGATGAATCGGGTGGGGATGCGTTGTTGACGTACTTGCTTCACCAGTCAGGTCAGTTTATGGCTTACTCGATGAAACTACACATGGTTAAGGATGACCCACAAGCACAAGGTAGTGCGGTTACATACGCTCGACGTTACGCTTACATGTCAGCACTTGGTCTAGTTGCTGACGATGATGACGATGCGAACAGTGCTACCAAGGCAAAGTCAGTGGCCAAGCCAAAGGAACCAACGACTGCTGAAGTCATGCGTGAGAAGTTGTCTAAGAAGTTTGAGTCACCAGCAGACCGCAAGGCATACGTCGAGAGCATCATCAACCGTGAGATTAAGTCACTCAACGACTTGAGCGAACCGGAGATGGTCGGAGTGATGCTGGACTTAGCATGACCAGGTGGAAAGAATGTAAGCACGAGTGGCTATTAAGTGTTACCCCTAACCCTTACGTGTTCTGCCCCAAGTGCGAAGCATCTTTCAAACCTCAGAATCAACAGATGCCTTACAAAGGCATAGTACCGGAGAATTTTAAATGACCTGCATAGTTGGTTTCACAGATGGTAAGACATTCTCTATTGGTGGCGACGCTGGTGCATACGACGAAGGTGGTCTGTACCAGTTGTCAGCCGAACCAAAAGTATGGAAGGTAGGCGACTCACTTATCGGTGGCTCAGGTTCATTCCGTGTCATCGAAGTTGCCCGTAAGTCGGGTCTTAGTGACCCATACGCTTTACGTAACCATCTGCATGAAGCCAACGTAAGCGGTGAATGGAACTTGCTCGTAGTAACTAAGAAACACCTCTACGAAATTGACGATGATCTATCTGTTATCAAGTTTAAGGAAAACTATGCAAGTATTGGAGCCGGCAATCCTGTTGCTACTGGGTGCCTTGCTGTTTTGGCTGAACAGAAAGCCATAAGCAATAACGCAGTTCGAGTAGCGTTAAAAACTACGGCACGTCATTCCAACATGGCAATGCCACCATTTACATTTATAACAATCTAGGAGAATCATGAAGTTCAAAAAGTGGGTTTGCCCTAAGTGTCTGCTTCTGATAGAACAGAAGGCGGAAGAAGTAGTCCACCGTTGTCCTAGTAACAAAAGCAAGTTAACAAACTTTATTCCTGAGGAGGAAAAATGAGTATCGAATTAAAATACCTACAAGAGAGAAACGAAGTTTTGCTCGGTAGGGTTGAAGAATACATGATGGAAATCAACATCCTGCACCGTAGGGTCAGGGAGTTAGAGATTCAGTTATCTCGTATGTCTCATCCCTCTACCGGACCACACGATGCATAGGTTTATAGCGATACTGGGTTTATCAACCCTAGGAATCGTTAACACATTTATGCAAGTGCCCACACAAGCAGTGGAGCAACCAATTTTGGTAGAGAAGGCTATGCCTTACCCCCCGCTACTTTCTCTACCATTACACGCACAGAAGCAGTTTGCTTGTATTGCTTACACTGAAAGCCGTGACAAAGTAGTTGATACCAATCCGGTATCAAACGCTCAGGGCATGTTTCAGTTTTTGCCTTACATCTGGCAGTACGCTCGTAACTACGTTAAGGGCTTACCACCAACACCGAACGAAGCAGACGTGTATCAGCAACAAGCAGTAGCAGTATTTTATTACAATAGAAATCACGGGTTATACCCAGAATGGACAGACGGTTGTGAGCGAATTTAGCAACATACTTAAAGAGATTCAGGCTATGCATGACAAGAAGCAAGCCGACTATGGAAAAACAGATGACCCGTTTGCCAACGTGCGAGCGAGTGAAGACTTTGGTATTCCAGGTTGGGTGGGTTGCATGACACGGGCTACGGACAAACTCAAACGACTTCAAGCAGCCGCAAGAGGACAGAACCTTGTCAACGAGAGCATTGAAGATTCACTGCTTGACCTTGCTACCTACACCATCATCGCACTCTGTCTGTTTAGGGAGAGTGATGGCCAAGGAAATTGATTACAAGAACGTCCTATGTATCCTGATCAACGACGGTATTATCTCAATGGAAACAGCGAAGGAGTACATCGCTAGGTCCAAAGAGACAGCACCCGAAATTAAGACTGGACCAACATGGGACGTAGCCATGGCTTGCTTGTTGTTTCTTAACGAGAACATCAAGACATCAGGTAAGAAGAAGTCACGTGTTAATCAGAACGCACTAACCGTTATGGAGAAACTACACCGCATTGACGAACGTAGTGAGCAAGAGATTAAAGACATGATTACGTGGGCACACTCACACGACTTCTGGTGCAGTATCATCCTGTCGCCTGAGAACCTACGCAAGAACTTCATTAAGATGGAGATGCAACGTAACCGTGATGAAGCGAAGTTAAAGCCAGCACCAGTTATTACAACACCAAAGACTGACAAGTGGGAACGTGTCATCGAAGAACGAAGGAAGGAATCAGTACCAATGCCTAAAGGTTTTAAAGAAGGTCTATTAAAGAGGACAGCACAATGAGATGGATGGAGTTTGCAAGTTGTAGGGGAATGGAAACAAACATTTTTTTCCCGACACGTGGCGAGGAGATTGACATTCGACTTCGCAAGGTGTGCGCTGACTGCACAGTAAAAGAAGAATGTCTTCAAGACGCATTGAAAGAAGAAATACAAATTGGTTTCCGTGGTGGTCTGTCTGCTAAGAAACGTCGGATCATGGTTCAGAATCAACGACACGCATTAAGAAAGGCATCATGAAGAAAAATGAATTAGAAGAAGCAGTCAACGGTGCGATGGACAAAGCCATCGGTTCATTGTTGGGTGCATTGGTACGCAACGGCGTATCACAAGATGTATTACAGAAGTCACTTGCTGACATGCTGGACGAACTGGAGCCTGATGACGATACTAATTAACATACTGGTAGGCGTATTTTTTGTAAGTGCTATTGCATTATTTTTGTTTGTTTTGGTTGGCATTAGTGGTGGTTTTAAATGACAACAACATCATTCGTAATCATTCTTGTCTGTATTTGGACTCTTACATTTATGGCTATTAAATAATGACAACACCACAGAAGGCTAAGGGTTCCCAGTGGGAGCGTGATGTAGCCAAGTTCTTTAACGAGAACGGCTACCCAAACGTTGAGCGACGTTACGGTGCAGGCAACACGATAGACAAGGGCGACTTAAACGGGTTTGCTCACGCCATCGTTATTGAGTGCAAGAACGTAGGCAAGATAACCCTCGCT